TCAAATAACAGTGGTAGTTATTCTGACCCATTAAGAGTATATATTCTACCAGATCATTCTGCATTTGGTGTTAGTCCTAGACCACACACTACAGATTTTACAGTGCATTATGATTACTATGCTACTCATTCAGATTTATCTGCACATGGTGATACTATGACTTTACCAGATAGATTTGCAACATTGGTTGTAGATAGAGCTAAGTATTATACTTATATGTTAAGATCAGATCCACAACATGCACAATTAGCAGATAGAGACTTTCAAAGAAAACTTAGATTACTAAAAGTAGACTATGCTACTAAAAATGATTACATGCGTAGTGATGCTATTAGTGAAAGTATTAGCACAAATATAGGAGGCAGAGTTACTTAATGAGTATTAAAGAAGAAAGAAAAATAGAAAAAAAGAATGGCATGGATGTTATAGATAATATAACTTCTAATGGTAAAAATAGAAATATGAAGATGGCAAAGTATGAACCAGGTAGTAATGTTAGAGATATTAAATATGAAATATATAAAAAAGCATTAAAAGAAGATAGAATTAAAGATATTTTTCCAGATGAACCCATGAAAAATCTTATGGAAATGTTTGAAAGATATTTAGAAGAAACTGGTCAAAAATAATATTTGTATTATGGCTATAAATTATTCTATAAATAAACCTAAAGAACCAGAAGACAATATGAGATATGCTGAAAGAAAAGCAGAAAGAATGTTGACTAATGGTTTAAATAATCAGCCATCTAATGATAATTTATTAAAAAAAGAAAAAAAAGATTTTGAATTATTAAAAACAAAAGAATCTAAAAGAGATATATTTGGACCATTAACAAATAAAGAAACAGAAAGATTACAAAATTTATCTATAAAACGAGAAAAAGATAAAGATGCCAACAACTGATTTAATATCACCTTTTGTAGTAAGTTGTGCTGGGGGATTAACATTGAACAAAGATGTATTTTCAATGCGACCTGGTGAGGCATTACTATTACAAAACTTTGAACCAGATATTAAAGGTGGGTATAGACGTGTTAGTGGCACAGCGTTATATAATACAACACAAGTACCTCAAGGATCTAGTAATAGTAGTTTAATTGTAGATTGTTCTATAGTATTTAATGGACAAGTAATAGTTGCAAGAGGTGGTGATATACATAGAGGGACCACATCTGGCAGTTTTACAACATTAACTACAGGTTTAGGAACATCTACTAGAGCATATGATTTTGAAAAATTTAATTTTAATGGAACTGAAAAAATAGTTATTGCAACTGGACATTCACCTGCACAAATAATTAATTCTAGTTTTGCAGTAGATGTAGTAAATGCAACAGGTGGTGGTACAGCTCCAAGCAATCCAAAGTTTGTAAAAGCATTTCAAAACCATATGTTCTATGCTGGTGCAAGTAATCCAGAAGAAGTTATATTTAGTGTACCATTTGCAGAAGATAATTTTACATCAGCTAGTGGTGCAGGATCATTTAGAGTTGACTCAACAGTTGTAGGATTAAAAGTATTTAGAAATGAATTAATTATATTCTGTCAAGATAGAATATATAAATTAACAGGCACATCATCTAGTAATTTTGCAGTACAAGAAGTTACAAGAAATATAGGTTGTAGAGATGGTGGTAGTATACAAGAGATTGGTGGAGATGTTATATTCTTAGCACCAGATGGATTAAGAACTATTGCTGGTACAGCTAGAATTGGTGACGTTGAACTTGGATCTATATCTAGACAAATACAATCTAGAATTGATGAAATAGGATTAGATAGAGTATCATCTATAATTATTAGAGCTAAATCACAATATAGAATATTCTATCCAACAACTGCAGGTGGACAAGGGTCATCAAAAGGTATTATAGGTGTATTAAAAAATAATCCTAATACAGGGTCTATTGGATTTGAATACGCAGATATGGTTGGTATAAAACCTGCATGTACAGATTCTGATTTTATTGATGGAGTTGAAACACAAGTCTTTGGTGGATTTGATGGTCACTTATATAAAATGGAATCAGGAAATAGATTTGCAGCAGGATCAGCAAATAATACTATTCAAGCAGTATACAGATCACCTGATATGGTTATGGGAGATCCAGGTGTAAGAAAGTATATGCAAAGAGTTAATCTAAATTATCAAGGTGAAGGTACATCTATTGATGCAAACTTAGCACTTAGATATAATTACGATGATCAGAATAGTCCACAACCAGCAAAGATTGCACTACCAAATGTAGGTGGTGCTGGACAATATGGAGCAGCTTCATATGGTAATTCACTATACGATGCATCAGGTGTTCCATTAGTTAGACAAACAGTAGAAGGATCTGGATTTGCAGTAGCACTACAAATAGATGATCAAAATAGTGCAGACTCATTTTCAATTAAAGGATTTCAATTAGAATTTACCCCAGGAGGAAGAAGATAATGGCAGGCTATTCGGCAAGACAGTCAAGTTATACAACAGGAGATACTATAACAGCAGCTCATTCTAATGATGAGTTTAACCAAGTATTGGCTGCATTTAACGCAACTACAGGACATACGCATGATGGAACTGCGGGTGAAGGTGGACCTGTAACTGCAATTAGAGATGCTAATACTTTAAACAGAGTATTAGTTGATTCTACTAATAATCATTTAGAATTTTATATAAATGTATCATCATCTTCAGTACAACAGTTTAGAGTACAAGATGGTGCTATTGTACCTATTACAGATAATGATATTGATTTAGGAACTTCTTCTTTAGAATTTAAAGATTTATTTATAGATGGCACAGCTAATATAGATACACTTGCAGCAGATGCTATAAGTTTAGGTGGTACAACTATTACTTCAACTGCAGCAGAATTAAATATATTAGACGGTGTAACTTCAACTGCAGCGGAACTTAATATCTTAGATGGTGTTACTTCTACAGCTGCAGAGTTGAATTTATTAGATGGTATTACAGCAGGAACTGTATCTGCATCTTTAGCAGTTATTGCAGATTCTAATAAAGATATATCTGGATTTAGAAACTTAAGTATAACTGGAGATCTTACAGTTGCTGGTGATGATATTACTATGGGTACTAATACTGCAGGTAATTTATTAATTGCAGATGGTACTAATTTTAATTCAGTAGCAGTAGGATCATTATCAGAAATATCTACAGTAGCATCAGACGATGTATTACTAGCAGTTGATACTTCAGGTGGTGGACTTAAAAAAATTACAAGAGCAACTTTAACAGCAGGTATTGTTTCAGGTTCTGAAATATCAAATGTTGTAGAAGATACATCTCCACAATTAGGTGGTGATTTAGATACAAATAGTTTTAATATAGCTTTTGATGATGCTCATGGTATTAATGATGAAAATGGTAATGAACAAATTATATTTCAAACAACTAGTTCAGCAGTTAATCAATTTGATATAACAAATGCTGCAACTGGTAATGCACCAAAACTATCATCAACAGGTGGAGATTCTAATATTGATTTAGAAATTGAAGCAAAAGGAACAGGTCATGTAACTGTTAGAGGTAATACAAACTCAGGTGCTATACAGTTCAATTGTGAATCTAATTCGCATGGACAGATACTAAAAGCACAACCACACTCAGCAGGTGTTACTAATGAAATGTTATTACCAGATGGTGCTGACTCAACATTAGTATCTCTTGTTGCAACACAAACTTTAACAAATAAAACTTTAACAACACCAGTTATTGCAGAAATAGATTCAGGATCTAGTATTACATTAGATGCAACTACAGATATTGTTTTAGATGCAGGTGGAGCTGATATTACACTTAAAGATGATGGTACAACTTTTGGTAGTTTAACAAATTCTAGTGGTGAGCTATTAATCAAATCAGGATCTACACCTACAACTGCTATGACATTTAGTGGTGCTAATGTAACTTTTGCAGGAACTGTAACAATAGGATCTGCAGAAATATCAGAAGCAGAATTAGAAATACTTGATGGTGCGACAGTCACTACAGCAGAATTAAATATATTAGATGGGGTAACATCAACAGCAGCAGAGCTAAATATTTTAGATGGTGTAACATCAACAGCAGCAGAATTAAATATAATAGATGGTGATACATCAGCTACTGGTACAACTTTAGTTGATGCTGATAGATTTGTGGTTAATGACAACGGAACTATGGTTCAAGTTGCAGCATCAGATTTAACAACATATATTAATGCTAATGCAAATTTTGCATCAGTAGGAAAAGCAATTGCAATGGCAATTGTATTTGGTTAAAATTAAACAGGAGATAATATGGCTACACCAAACATCGTAAACGTAGCAACTATCAATGCAAAGAACGCAACTGCTAACTTGACAGGTACGTCAAGAACAGAAGCTGTTGATGTTCCAGCAGATAAAGTTGCAAAAATAAATACAATTCTTGTAGCAAACATTGATGGTGCAAATGCAGCTGATATAACAATTGAAGTAAGTGTTGATAATGGTTCTAACTATGTTAAACTTGCTAATACTATATCAGTGCCAGCAGATGCAACATTAAGTTTCTTAGAGAATCCTATTTATTTAGATGAAACAGACTTATTATATTTTACAGCTTCTGCTGCAAATGATTTAAGTTATTTCGTTTCTTACGAATTATTAGATGACGCATAGGAGATTTAATTATGGCGGGCAGAAATGGCGGTATAATTGGACCTAATAGAGTTGTCAACACACCAACAACAAGAACAGAAACTTTTACATCCTCTGGAACTTTTACTAAAAAAAATTGTACTTCAGTTGGAACTGAATTACTAGTAGTTGCAGGTGGTGGTGGAGGTGCACTGTCAGGTGGTGGTGGAGGTGCTGGAGGATATCGTACTAACACATGTTTTAGTTTAAAGTCATCAACAACAGTAACAATAGGAGCAGGTGGTTCAGGAGCTTGTGGTGGTAATAATGAATCAGCAGGTAGTATTTCATCTTTTGGATGTTTTTCATCAGCAGGTGGTGGTGATGGTGGATATTATGGTGGTGGCGGACAAGATGGTACTGACGGAGGTTCTGGTGGTGGAGCTGGAGGTGATGGAGCTGGTAGTGGAACTGGTAGTGCTTTAAATTGTGGAGGAGCAGGTAATACACCTCCAACAAGTCCTTCTCAGGGTAATCCTGGAGGTAGAGCATGGGATAGAGGTTTTTATGGAGCTGCTGGTGGCGGTGGTGGAGCCAGTGGAACTGGAGGTTCAGCTGGATCTGGTGGATCTGGATCTGGTGGTGCAGGAGCAACAAATGATATTACAGGATCTTGTGTAGCATACGCAGGTGGTGGCGGTGGTGGAATAGCAAGTGGTTCAAACGGAACAGTTGGAGCAGCCTCTCCATGTGGAACAGGTGGAGTTGGTGGTAGAGGACCTGGACCCGCAGGAGGAAACGGTACCGCAAATAGAGGTGGCGGTGGCGGAGGCGGTGGCCCTGGAGGAAATGGTGGATCAGGAATTGTAGTTGTAAAAGAAACAACACCTAAATGTGCATCAGGTGTATGGAATATTCATGATCACTTTGATAATATTAGTAATGACACTTGGATAGCTAGAACAGAATCAATAGACTACATGGTAGTCGCTGGTGGTGGTGCTGGTGGAGCACAGGCTTCATATTCATCTGGAGGTGGAGGTGCTGGTGGTTATAGAGCATCAGGCTTTGGCCCCAGTCCATTACAAGGAACAGCACAAAGTTTAAGTTTAGGAACACATGCAGTAACAATTGGAGCTGGTGGAGCAGGAAATTCTGGACCATCACCTGCAAGACCTGGTAATGATGGAAACTCATCAACATTTGGATCAATTACATCTGCAGGTGGTGGCGGTGGAAATGGTGGTTGTGATGTTAACTCTGGTGGATCTGGAGGTGGTGCTTTTATGGGAGAGGCAGTTGGTGCAGGTAATACACCTCCGACTGATCCTCCACAAGGTAATCCAGGAGGATTAGCTAATCAAAACGGAAATACTTCGGGCGGTGGAGGTGGTGGAGCCACAGCAGCTGGAGGAGCTGGAGCAAATCCACCAGTTGGTGGAGCAGGAGGTGCAGGAGCACCAAATAATATTTTAAGTTTAGCATGTGCTACAACATACGCTGGTGGTGGTGGAGGTGGAACAGGATATTTTAGTAATCCAACTTCTCCTCAACCAGGAGGATCTGGTGGTGCTGCAGGAGCTGGTGGTGGTAAAGCAGGATCAAATAGTAGAACTAATACAGGTGCAGCTTGTGCCAACACTGGTG